GCGTAGTGCAGGTCGCGCTCTTCCATCTCCTCGGCCAAGGTCAGGTACTCGTAGTGATCGCCCTCGGCGGCCGCCTGCAGCAAACCAGCCAGGCGCTGCGGGGTGAGACCGCTGGCGACCGTGTCGGTCCAGACCGTGCGGATGCCTGTAAGCGCCGGTGCGGCTTTTTCTCGGGTCAGCTCCCGGGTGATGACCGGGCGGCCGTATGCGTCATAAAGAGGAGCCATTTACCAGAGTCCTTTTCCCCGGCCAAGACCGGCGGTGGTGCGTATCGGGCGCGGCAGTTCGTCGTTGCGGCGCACCGGGTGGTAGGCGTGTTCGATGGCGTCTTGCAAACTGGCAAACCACATCATTACCTGGGCGATGGCAGAATCTCCGTGACGCTGGGCCTTGCCTTTTTCGTTGGTTTTACCTTCCGGCAGTCCGGGAACTCCTTTATTAACCTTGACGGCGCGCAAATCGCTGGAGACACTGGCGTGTTTGGGCGCCAGGATCGCATCGTCTTCGTAGGCTTTTTTTAGCAGCGGGAAAAACTCAGCGTACCAGCCGCCCGTCGCCATCACCTTGTGGATAAGCCCATGTCCATATTTGTCACCGGCTTCCTCGGCGATCTGTTGGCCGTTGCCGCGTGAGTCGAAGGCCGCTCCGCGCAGGCGCGGCAGACGATCGAGTATGTAATAGATAATTTCGCGTTGCTGAGCGAAAGGGATGTTGCGTAGCTCAAGCTGAAAGAGAATTCGCCGAGTCAGGGTTTCTTCAATGACTGCCGGGTTTAAAATGGTTAGGTCCCCGGAGCGGGCAAAATCTTCCCCTAAACAATGTTCGCGCTTGGAATCGAGGCGAATCAAAATCGGCAGCAGGTGCTCATCACACCACTCACGAATCTCTATTGCGCGCAGCTCAACCGGCTTCAAACCCCATTCGGTTGATCTTTCCAGCTCGATCAGTGGGATCTCTTTGGACATGCGCGTTTCAACCAGCACCGCCGGGAAATAAGTGCCACTGCTCTGGCTAGGGATCACGTCTAGCTCTTCCAGTGCGTCATCGCCGTAAAAGTCATACACGTCCTGAACCCAGGCGTCTTCTTCTGCCTGAGACCAGTCTTTGCCCAGACGCAAGCAAACCCGGCGGTATAGCCCCTGGCTTACAGCCTCTTTAAATGTGCATTTAAAAACCACACCCTTGCGCTGTAATTGACGGACTTCGAGAATCAGCAAATTAAACGGATTGGTGATGCCGTTGTGGGTACTTAGGATGCGCACCCGCCCACCCCAGATCAGCAGGGCCAGCGCGGCCTTGATCAGCTCATCCAAAGCGTCATGGAAAGCGGCCTCATCAATAACCACCACCCCCTGCTTGCCGCGCAGGTTGGCCGGGCGGCTGGATAGAGCAACAACCCGGTGGCCGCTGCCAGGAAAGGAGATGGTATAGGTCTTGATGTTTCTGTCTTCCTTGCCGTCTTCCCAGATACCTTCTTCGATTTCGCTCGCCGCGTAATTGTAGGCCCGAGCCCACATGCCGACCGCCTGGATATATTCCAGCGCCATGTCCTGGTTGTAACCGATGTAATATACGTTCTGCCCGCCGGCCGCTTTGGCGGCTGCCGCAATCAGGGCGTCGTCCGCCGCTTCGGCCCAGGTCAGGCCGATCCGTCGCGATTTCTCGCCGATCTTGAGTTGAGCATCGAGCTCGATCCATGCCTGCTGATAAGGCAGCAAAACGGCCGGAGCTTCGATCTCGGCGGTATTTGGCAGCAAAACGTCGATCATGCGATACCCAATATCTCCCTGCGGATTTCCTGGACTGTGGCTTTTGTCAGGCCGCCTTTTTTGGCGATCCTCTCAACGGATTCAGCGGCTTCCTGCTTGGCCTGAGCGCGGATCTCTTTTTCCCTCTCCACGTTCAGGTTCGCCGCCTTTTCCAGACGCATCGAGGTCAATGCCAAATCTTTCAGCATCCCGACCACCGCCGGGGCGCTCTCCTCATCGAGGCTGCCGGACTGCATGAACAGCGTCACGTCAAAGGACAGGGTGCGTAAAATTTCGTTGATCAGATTGCCGACCTTGCCCTGCGGTGCGGCGCCCAGCTTGTTGATCCAGCGATCGGCGACTTCGCGGGACTGGCGCAGCCGCTCGCCGACATCGCGCATCTGCAGGTCGTAGCGGTTGACCGCGCTCTTGCTGACCCGCTCGGGGCAGGCCGGATCGAGAACCTCCGGATCTCCGGCGGCGCGCAGCTCGGCAAGCACGGCGTTGACCTGGTCAACCGCCTGCAGCTGGGTGATGCGCGGGTTGTCCAACATCGATTGCAGCTGCTGACGGACTCCGGCAGGCAGCAGATCGACGGTGGACGGCTGGCGGCGCTTGCGACCCATCAGCGGCACCCTGGGCCGGGGCGCTTGACGCCGGGCACGACAGAGCAGCCGGTGGCGGCATCGATGCCGGGCTGGGTAATATGGGCCACCATGTAGCCGGACACATCGCGCACGGTGATCAGCCCCTGCTCACGCAACCAGCCGATCAGGGTGCGCACCTGGTCGCGGCTGCAGGAGTGCCCGAAGTGCTTGAGCACCGCCTGCAACACGCTTTCGTTATGCTCATAGGCGCCGTCTTCATTCAGCGCCCGCAGGATCACCAGGCGTTGGTCCTCGATGATCAATTCACGATAGCCGCTCACTTCTTGCCTCCCTGGTTAATCAGAAATTCGTTCATCAGATCCGCCGCGCGGTTGATCCCCTCCAAGCGGCCTTCGAGTTTGCCCATCTTGCCGGCCAGGTCGGTGATATTGTCATTGAGCCCTTTGATTTCAGACCGGCTCGGCAAATGGTTGACCTCGGATTGCAGACCGCGCAGCGTCGCAGCAAGATCTACGGTTTGCTCACGATGCCTGCGGCAGCGCTCTTCATGCTCAGACAAGCTTTTTTTTGCCTCATCCCGGCTTTGTTTATCTGCGACCTGTGTTTCGAGGTTTTTAAACTTTTTAGCATTGACCTTTTCGCGGTTGGCCCACACGGTGTAAAGAAAGAACCCTACCAGCAGCACGTCGCGGAAAACGCTATAAACAAGCTTCCAATCCACTTACCGTCCCCCTCGCGCCCGCTCCAGCGCCCCTTGACATTCCACACACAATCGGCAACCCGGTATAGCCAGCCGCCGTTTTTCGGGGATCTCATCCCCGCACTCTTCACACTCTGTCAGGCCCGGACCCGTCTGCTGCCGACGCCGCCAGTCGGCCATGGCGTCCGCCTGCAGCTGCTCGTTGATGGCCTGGGCACGGTCGATATCGTCCACAAATCAATCCTGCCTGGTGCTGGCAAATTCCAGCTGAGGCCAGCTCTGCGACTTGCTCTTTTCCAGAGCGGCAATCAACTGCTCTCGGGTCAGATCGGCGGTCGAGAGTTCGATCAGGCGGCCCCCGACTTCGAATATCAGTTTTTCGGCGACCGGCAGCAGGGCCAGGATCAGGGCAACGGTTTGCTCGTTCATTGGGCACTCTCCCCAGAGGCAGCCACGATCCCAAATTCAGTCGCGAGTGCCTGCATACTGGATGTGATGTCGGAAAATCGGGCACTGACTGTCTGGTAGTTCGCCCAGGCTGCGCTGTCCTCCGAATCACCCGACTCGATCGCGACGATCAGCAGATCCGTGGCCAGATCATAACTGGCACGAGCCTGCCCGTAGATCTCGCCGATTTGGTCACACTGGCTCTGGCTCAGCGCACCCGCCGTGCACATACCGTCGGCAGCCTCGGCCAGACCAACGGTTACAGCCTGCGCAGACAATAGGCTTTTTGCCGCGATGCTGGCATGGGACTGCTGCGTGATGGCGCAACCCGACAGCACCGACACCAGCAGGCCCATGGCCAGACACGCCATCAGCAGATGCAGCGCAAGGGGTGACATTATGCGTCCGTTTTGGTTTCCCCAGGCCAACGGCTCGTTGGTGATCGCACGCAGCACGATGTTGATCAGACCGAGGATGGCCACCTGCGCTTCGGGCGACAGCACAAAGCTGGTGTAGCTCTGCAGAATCAACGCAACGATCGCCAGCACGTTAAGCCAAAAGGTTTTACTCAGATAAAACGCTTTACCCATGGGTCTCTCCAAGTTAAAGGGTTAGGATCCCAACCGCTGCAGCCAGCCGGGGATGTACAGCGGCTTGCCGGTGCGGTAGTGGTTATAGGCTTCGCCTTTCAGGGCGATCAGCAACGCGGGCTTGTAGGGGCATACACCGATGACCGAGGCCGTGATCGCGCCGATGATGCCGTCCACCCGCAGGGTGCCCTTGCCGAGTATCGTGGCGATCTTCTGCCGCCAGTTAGCCCGGCGCTGAGGGGCTATTTCTCCGGTGCAAACCACATTGACGGCCCGCTGCAACATGCGGGTGGCGGTTCCGACCCCGCAGTTGACTGCCAGATCAAACAACCGGCAGGCCAGATCCGGGGCGTCCGAAGCAATGCGCCAGGCTCCGCAGGCTTTCCAGTAATGCTCACGATAAAGCTCGATGGCGGCGGGGAGATTCAATCGCTGGATATCCACCCAGGGGAAGGCCGCTGCCGAGATGCCATACTTGGTGCCCTTGAGTTCACCGATCCCCACGACACCGCCGGTCCAGTTGCCCGGATCGGCTTCATCCATCGACATCTTGCCGCCGCCTTCTTGTTGCAAAGTGAAGGTGATGGCCGATTCAAAAACAGCCTGCTCCATGGCAGCTCCATGATACGGGTTGATGCGGGTATGGGCGGGGCAGACCACCATGGTCTGCCCCTAATCAAGAGGATGAACAGCGACGCATGACACGCCGGTTCTGACGGTATGCAGAATAGTATGATTAGATAGATTGTGCGTGGGGAGTTGTCAGTATTTGGCAGGTATATTGAGGTGTTACGTGATTTGCAGGGTTTTTGCTACGGGATTTAAAACAAACCCAATTGACGCGGATCAACAGCGTTGACCCGTTCATAAGTATTGTTGCGGCGAAGAAACTCCACTAGCTCATCAAAACGAACGCGCCGTGAACGGCGCAACATGAAGGAATCAAGACTGCAAGGGCAGATGGGGCCGCCTGTATCCGGGTTGCGTTCATACGCGGCGACCAACCGCCAAAAAGTGCGATCACTGACCGACAGGATGGCTTGTACCTCTCCCGGTGCGTAGCTGGCTTTTTTTAAAATATCCGCCGCACGCAGCATACCGATCAGGCGCTCTTCCGCAATTTCAATGGGGATCATTGTTTCTCCTCGGCAAGTTGCAGGGCCTGCTGGTGCAGCTGCTTGCGGCGGGCCTCTTCGTCAAGTTCGGTGCGCGGCAACCCCATGCCACCGGCTACCCTCTGGCGCATCTCCTGCAGACTTTGTAACGCCGTCTGGCAATCCTCTTCCGACCTTGGCGGCTCCGGCAGGCGCTCCTGCTGAGGTCTGCGAGGCATGTGCGCCCAGATCGCCTTGGGCTCCGGCCATTTTTCAACCGCCTTTAAAAGCTCGGAAAAGGCTTGTTTAACCCGGGTTGAATCCAACGTCTCGATGTTGCAACTACCTACCATCACATGGTGCCAGGTATCGGCAGTGCGGCAGATCATTTCCGCGCCTGGCGCACCATCAAGTATCATAGCGACCATAGCTGCCAGGCCGTCAGCGATCGAGGTGCGCAACCAGTCGCCTTCGCCCCAGGAGACAAGCGAGGCGATCGCCTGGGCGCGTTTGCCATGCGGGGCGAGTGGGGCTGGTGTCTTATCCCAGGTTGGAATAGTTTGTGGAATAATTTCGGCCCGATCGGCAACCGACTCCAGCACCCTTTTTAAGTAGTTGTGATTTGTCAGCGGCTTAACCTGGCCTCCATCGCGTTTGGCGCGCATGGCTTCCACCGTTTCGGACAGAGCCATCACCAGGCTGCGTGGATCCGCGCCAAGCTCCAACACCTCACCGGCCAGCCGCACCGCCCGATCAAACGACAACGCCCGGGTTTTACTCCGGAACAATCCGAGGTAGGAGATCAGCGGACGCGCCAGCGGGCCGGCCTGGGCGAGCAGCAACTGCAACTCGCCTGCGGCATCGGCATCAAGGGAGGCTTCCAGGGGATATTTAGCGTGGCAGCATGGGCAGGTTATATTCATAAAATCGTCATGTGTCCTTGGTCAGCTAATTTTGTTATACGAAAGTTTGTATAAAAGCGGTGTTTTATACAAAAACCTGTATAACCAAGGTCATTCACCGGCATGCTTTCTCAATCTGCCGAATCCGCCGCCGCACCACCTTGGCCCTGGTATTATGCTCACAGCGTTCACACGCGGCCAGCAGCTCCAGCAAAAACGGTATGTTGTCAATAATCTGCAGGGAACTTCGGCAATCATCGACGCTGGTGCTTATTAAACAACTGATTGTTAACCCGTCGCATGTGGTCATAGCCCCTCCATCAAAACAGCCGCTGCTGGCCTGCCAACTCCAATGCATGGTAGTCGATGCTGCCATCCACGCCAGCGGCCTCGCTGGCACAGCATTCACGGGCCTCATCTTCGTCATCATGGGCCTCTCCACATGTGGGGCAGATATAAACTTCGAAGACCTCCGGATGGCAGCAGTCGGCGGCATCATCTTCATCGTCGTGGATCTTATCGCATGCGCTGCACTGGTATTTCATCTCGATCTTTGCCATCATTCCTCCCCACTCAGATCCCACCCCTCGCGCTTGGCCTGTTTGCGCAGCGCAGTAATGATTTTATACAGATCGCCGGTCGCCACCCAGGCCACCCGATCAACCTTGCAGATCCGCTGTGCCAGGCTGTCGGCATATCCCCAGGCCTTTTGGCCAACGGTCAGCAGCGCCTCGATCTTCTCAAGCTGCCGCGCCCGGCTGGCTTGATCATCTGTCTGGCGTGCTTTGCGCTCCATATTACGAGGCCGACCGCGCTTGCGGTTGTTTTTAAACCCCAGATTGGCCAGATGTTCCAGCACCTCGCGGCGTTGCAGGGCGTTGAGATCCCCGGCGGATGTCTTGCCGGTGACCGCCGTCAGCATGGCGGTGTAATCCTCATCGGTCATGCCGAGGTCTTTTTTTGCGATATGGATCTTCGCCAGTTCTGCACGCCTGTGATCGGTCTGTGTTTTGGCCATGATTCATGCCTTTCTTCGCGCCTTTGCGGCTTCGCGTGAGACAAGGTTTTGTCTATCCAACCACCTCGATCAGTTCGATGGACTCAAACGTTTTCTTGTAGTGGAGACGAATGGCGCCCACACTGGTCCAGGTCGGATCGAAGAAATAAAACTTCTCATCCGGATCACCACCTATCTTTTTCAAGAGGCGCTTGCTCAGCTTCCTTGCTGCAGCACGGGACTTTGCAGTATGGAGAAACCTGCTTCTTGGTCGCCAATAACTGGCGTCTGGATGCTCTTTTTTAACCTCCATGGCCTCCCATTTAATAAGCCCGTCGACATAGGTCACAATTGCCAGCCTATTCTTCTGGACCAACTGGCGCTGAAAAGTCACCTCACGGCCATCAACCTTTAGCTTTGCGTAGCCGTAGGTCCCGCTCAGCGCCTTCTCAACCTTCGCCCAATCTTCCTTGGTCACTCGCTCACCTCCGATGGAATACCGCCTGGAAACGCCCGATCGATATCGACCAGCATCTCCCGGCGCAGTTTTTTCATAAACGCACGATCGCGCCGCCGCAGCTCACGGGCGGCATCGGCGGCCTCTTTGGAGACGCCGCGCTTGCCGTACTCGTAGTCTTGATAGGTGCGATACGGCATCCCCAGGCTGCGCGCCATGGCACGCATGTCAAAGCCGATATCACGCCGGATCTGCTTGAGCTTGGCGGGTGTCATGTGCGTACACTTTTGCCGCTTTTTCGTTGATTTGTTCACGCGTTTTTCTCCGCTAAACGGACCGGATATTCCCAGGCTGGTACTTCGCCGGGCATGTGTTTGGTGTCTTCATCCAGCCATTCATTGCAGTGTCCGGAGGGGTTTTCCAAAGGGGCCACATGATACGGATGGCGGCACCACCTGGTGAGGCCTTTCCATCCGGTGTATTTGCAATTGCCGCAGTGCTTGTCAGCCATCGGCGCTCTCAGGCTCCAGTCTTAAAAAATGCCGGCGGGTCAGGAGGATGATCCCGCCGGCTACATAGAGGCGCCCATCGCCTCGCTTTGCTATGGCTGCTCATCAGGCCCAGGGAGCCACCCCCGGACGACCGGACCATTTTGTTGACGTCAACAAAACGATCCGGTTTCGCATTAATTAACGGTCACCACCTTCTCGCCGGTGTCTTCATCCTCGTAAAAGGCCAGGTACAAATGCTCGCCCATCACATCGCAAAGACGCATATCGCCGGGGACTTCACGCAGCGCTTCGCGCATGGCGTCAACGGTCTCGATCCCTTCGATCTCACGCAGCAGCTTGTACATCAGGCCACCTCCTGTTTTTTGGTGATGGTTGCCTGCGCCTTGCAGCGCGGGCAGCGTATATGCCGGATCTCCCGCTCCTTCCCCTCGCCGTCGACAAAAGTCAGTTGTTGACGCAACTCGGTGAACTCTTTGACCTGGCACCACGGTCTGGTGCAAAAGGCCGTCACGACGTATCGCATGGCGTTTCCCTTTCTTGGTTAACCCTGCATCAGGGCGGCTGGCACCAGATCGAGCGAGGCGAACGATTCATTTCCGATGGTCACGCCCATGGGGCGCGGTTGCCGTGCCGGATACCCCTTACCGATCAGCACATGGCACTGTTTGCCGGTTTTGCTCTCAATGTTCCCGTTCGGGGTAACGGCTGGAATCTCCCGATGTCCTTTGTCTTTTCCCATGGTTGACCCTCCTCAGGCTCTGCAGACATCCAGCGGCAGTTGCCTGTAGCTGCCGTCGGACTGACGTTGATAGATGCGGATATAGGTCTTGCTGCCGACCGTCTGCAGGCTCTCGCCGATGGCGTCCATGGCTTTTTTCCAGCGGGTGTCCTGGATATCGAGCCGCCGCAGCCCGAGCACCCGCATGGTGTTGACCTTGCCGGTTTTATCCACCTGAAAGGCGTCGTTGATCAGGGTGCGGATCTCCGGACGGCTGTCGGCGGCCCATTCATGGATGCACTCGTCGATGAGCACCTTGGCGACCTGCAGCCGCTCGTCGAATACGGTGTACTCGTCGATCGCGCGCATGATCTTGTATTCGCCGTCGAAACTCATCAGGGTCACGTTACCCTTGCTGCCGCCGAGTTTCGCGCCAAAGCGCTCGGAGGAAAGCTCGATAAAGGCTTCGATATCGTCCATGGCGGTTGTGCGATATGCGGCCAGATCGCGGCGCAGCGGCTCGGCTCTGGCGACCAGGTCGCGCACCAGTTCGTCGCGGGTGCGGTCGATCTCCTTGACCATCTCGGTGGGCACCAGGCGGCCCTGCGTGTCCTGCATGTAGCCGTCTGGTACCTGTGTTGATTCGGTTTTCATAGGGCTGTAATCTCCTGTTGAATCGTGGTTTAAAAACTCAATGCAGCGCGACGGGGCGCTGTACGCCAAACGTGACATTCAACCCGCCTCCGGCTACCAAATAACTGGCGGTCATGTCCCACGCGTCGGGCTCGACCAGGTACTGCTCAAACGTGATCCGCAGCAGCTTGGCCAGATTCAGCTCCACAAACCGGCTGGCCAGATAATTGAGCCGTTCGTCAGACATGCGCATGATTCACCTCCCGTGCAGGGTTGGGGATCCAGCCTTCGGCGGTCTGGATATACGGCGCGGGCTTGGTGCGTTTGCTGTGCTGCCAGTTGTGCAGCGCGCCGCCGTGTTTTTTACAAAGGCCGGTTTTGTTATTGTCGGACAATTCGACGTTGCAGCCCACCACCTCGCAACGCCGCCCGGAGCGCACCGCCATATCCTCGGGCGGCATGAGATCGGTGTAGCGGGTGACCATCCGCGAGCGCCGCTCGCCGCAAAGGATGCAGCGCACGGTCTGCAGTACAACGCCACCTTCCAGGTGCTCGACGATCGGTTCCAGGGAGCCGCGACCGGCACCGCATTTTCGGCAACGAATGGTACTCATTGGGCACCGCCTCTCTCGCAGGTCGGGCAGGTTTGAGTCAAAAGCCTTGCCACCGGGTTGGTATAGCGTGGCAGTTTGCGGCGCTCCTCGGCGCAGCGGCCGAGGCTGATCTCTTCGCCGAACACCGGGCAGACAAAGCGCGTGTTGCCGTAGACCTCTTCAACTTTGGTCAACAGGTTGGTCAGGTCGCCCTGGTATTTGCCGTTTTTGGCCTGGCTTACGGCGCTCGGGCTATAACCTATGGCCCTGGCCACGGCAGCGGCGCCGTGGGTGTCGATCATGGCCAAAAACAACGTCTGCTGGTCAGTCTGTGTCATGGGTTCCTCCTTGGCTCCACACCACCTTGCAAAGATTCGGGTCGTACACCTGTTTGACCCGCTGCACCATTGGCGGACGCGGGCCGCTATACCGGCTGCGCACAAACTTGTAATGGCTGCCGTTGCGCACCAGATAACCGGCATTCAACAAAAACCGGCAGTACGTGGCCGCCTCGCTGTCTGCAACCGCATGTTCTTCGGTGGTTGCGTGCACGACAAGTTCCTGCACCGTGAAAACTCCAAGCACCCGCATGGCGCGCCATAGCTGCTCGCGCCCACGTCCCTGAGTCATCGGGCTGCCGTCCTTGCGAACCTTCGGAGCGAGGGCGCTGGCCTTATCCTTGACCAAAATAAAGATGGTGGGGCGGTTATCTTCGAAAGGCACCTTGAGCAGGTGACCGGCATTCACCAGGGCGGTGATGTAATCGCGCGTCTGATCCATGCTGCAGCGGGTCATGTCACGCACCTGGCGCGCGGTGAATTCACCGGCTTCGCGCATGGCGGCCCACAGGGCCTCGCGGGTTTGAAGAGCGTTGCGTTGGTCGATCGGCTTGAGCGGCACGTTAAAACCTCCTCCCGGCAGGGGCTTCTCCGGTGTACAGCGGGCGATTGCCCCATTCTGCAAGGCCCATCCCGGACAACCCCTGCCGACGCGCTTCCTCAAAAATCATCGCCAGATTGACGCACACGCGCCGCGCGCTGCCCTTGCTCAGGTCGTGCAGCCTGCCCAGCAGATCGTCTCCCACCGCGACCGAAGGACAATACAGGCGCGACAGATGCTCCACGTCGGCGCTGGTCACCGGCTGCGCTCCTTGCCAGGCGAGAATACGACCGTGAAAACGCTCCCAGCGCTTGAGCTTGGCGGGCAGTTGCTCCTCGCCGATCAGGGCGATGACAACCCCGGTTTCGTCGTGCAGGTCGCGCACGATATCCACCGCCGATTTCTGCACCAGGTAGTCCATTTCGTCGATGATCAGCAGCCGCTGGCTGCCTTCAAGGGCGGCGACCGCTTGCCCGTACATGGCGCCGATGGTGCGCTCCGGGAGGATCCCCATTTCCTTGAGCAGCTCGGCCAAAAAGGTCTTTTTGGTCATGGTGCTGCGGCATTCGAGGTAGTGGGTGTCGAGCTTCTGGTAGGCGTAAACCGCCGCCGAGGATTTGCCCCAGCCGCTCGGGCCGTGGAAACACACCATCCCCGGCAAGCGCGGTGCGCGGTTCATCGCGCGTTCGACCAGCCGCATAAACAGGGCGACATTGGTCAGCGGCGCTGTGGTCTTGCATCCTGAATCAATCTGTGTCATGCTTTGAGCCTCCTTTGTAATACCCGAGCAATCGGGCGGTGAAGCCGCGCTGCAACGCGGCTTTCATCATGAATGGGCCAGGTAAAACGGCCCGAAATCCTCTTCCATCTTCTGCATTGCACGCCAGTCCGCACTCATGGCAAACCCCTTGAAAAACGCCTCATCTTCCGCATACAGCGTCTCTCCGGCGGCTTGCCGTGATTCGAGTTTTTTCCAACGGGCGTAAGATGCCTCAGGCGTGGAGATATCCGCCGTGATCTTCTGGCGTGTCGCGAGGTTGTCCAGGCTGCTTGCCGCCTCGGCGGCCGCCTCCAACCCGGCGCTGGTGTAGTCTCTGGATGGCCGTGGCAGGCTGGTTATTTTGCCCGCCTGCATCGCGGCTGCCGCGCGGATCTCGGTGACGATATCGTCCACGCCAAGCTTTTTGGCTTTGGCCTTGAGTTCGGCCTTGGCCTCCTGAACGGCTTTTTTCTGGATCTCTTTGGTCCTGGCGGCGACCTCGGCCCGATCGATGCCGGTACGTTCCGGACACTCGGCCACGCAGATAAATTCGTTCAGCTGTTCGCCGCCGTACACCATGATCCGGCCAAGATCGTCGGCCACTTCCAGCACCCGCACCTCTTGCCCGACCACCGCGAACAGCTCCGTAGCGATAAACAAACCGTGATCCAGACGGATGCCTTTTTTGCTGACCGTGCGCAGCCCCTTGCCGGGAGCCTCCGACAGCAGAAGGTCCAGCGCGCGCTCATTGCGGATGCGTTCAACCGGTTCGCGCCACTCGGACACCATCTGATAGGGCGTCTTGCCGTTAAGGCCGTCATGAGGACGGTGCATGTAGATGTTGTTCACCCACTCGTCACAAAACCGCTGGAACTCCTCGGCGCGCATGTTGACCTCGATCATCTGGTCCTTTTTGAAAAGCCGCTCCGAAAAAGCCTTGCGGGCCTCGATGCTCTTGCGGTCGGCCACGTTGTGACCGATAAATCCCGGCAGAAGCTCCACCAGATCGTGGGAGAAACTGCGAAAAAAGCGCTCGATATGCGGTTTGTGCCAGGGGGAGAAGGGCGGGCAGAGCACCTGATCAATCTCCAGCAGCTCAAATACCCGTGTCATGTGGTGGTTCTTGTAGTCCGATCCGTTATCGGTCTTGGCGGTCAGCCTCCATGGATCGGATGGCAAGCCCCAGTCAAGCAACGCGCGGCGCAGCAGGGCGGCAACCGCCGTGGCGCGGGCCGTAGGTGTGACCAGCATCTTGGGGCGACGGCTGTACACGTCGATCACGCCGCAGATCGAATGCCGCCCGTCGGTAAACATGATGTCAGCAGGGGTGCCGTCGAATTCCCAAAGCTGATTCAATACCGCGACGTTCTCCGAGGAGCTGCCAAACGCCGTCATGTAGCCGTTCTTCCAGGCGTCGGGGTTGCTCATGGCGCTGAACAGCTGGGCGTTTTGTTCCTTCCAGGCATTCATCCATTTGCCAAGGCGGCCCTGACTCGGCAGATCAAGATCGTCGCGACCTGCAAACCGGGCCTGCAAAGACTGGATGACCTGGCTGGCCTTGCAATGCGGGAAGGCCGTCAGCATCGCCACCACAAAATCTTTCAACTCCGACTGGCTGTCGATCTTGTTGCCGCCTTGATTCTGGCCGTAGTGAGCCCCCAGGTGGCCGCGCTCCTTGACATCGCTGCGCCAGCGCAACAGGGTGCGCATCGAAACTTTGCGGATCCGCTGCCGGATCGTCTCCATGCCTTCGCGTTGCCCGGCGTTATAGAGCTTGGAATAAGAGGCAAGGGAAGGATTGACCGATTCGCCCGAGATGCGGCGGTATTGTTGCCAGTCGGCCAGGATCGCCGAGCGATCGGCGTCGCGCTGACGTTCACGTTCGGGCAGCGATGCCGCGCATTGCAAAGCCTCCTCGGCCTGCTGGCGCTTCGCTTTCTTTTCGGTCTTGGCGACCAGGGCGAGTTTTCGACCGGTTTCCGTCCCGGCGGGATCGAGTATGGCGGCAGGGTGTGACTTCGCCAACGCCTTGCGAGTCTCTATCGGCAGGCTATTTACGTGGTATTCACGACGAGTTCCAGTGCGACCACCTTTGGCAGGCACTTCTCGACTATCCCAATCTTGAGTTTCTGCCGTGCGATGGACACTTCTGGTAGTCTTTGGCATCCCAGCAAGTCCGGCTAAATCTTCTGCAGAAAAATATGCGTCCATAAACAACTCCTTGTATTGCATGGCTGCTCGTCAGGTCCGGGATGCCACTCCGGACGACCGGCCCCGCGGGGCGCGGTTTCGCTTAGCGTTTTTTCTCCCAGGCCTTGATCATCTGATCGATCTCCGCCGATTTCTTACGCATCTCCGCCATCTGGTCGGCAAGCTGTTGCTTCTGGCTGCGCAGCGCGTCAGGCCCTCCAAGGGCAAACATCCCGACCGGCTGGCAAACCCTTTCCAGCAGCGTGGTGCTTCCCGTCACCCGGCAAAACGCCGCCGCGTACTCAAGTGGAAACCGATGCCCCTCCTTGCTCTCGCTGGTCCAGGTATCGAGCGTATACTTGCTGATCTCCTGATCCGTCAGCTCGCTCATCTTGGCCGCGATCTCCCAGCGGGTCAGATGGCTGGCCTTGATCGCCTCGTACAGAGCGTTGCGCACCAGCGACCGCATGTTCAAAGCCCCCGGCACGTCTCGCAAACCAAGCAGCATGCGCTCCTCCTCTTTCTTCAAAACATCCAGCAAACTCAATTGATTGGGGTCCGTATTCTGTCTGGCCATGATCTCCTCCGTAGACGAAACAAGGTCAACCGCACCCCTCCTTTTAGTCATTGTTAATTCATTTTAGATTTGTTACTCTTTTTCCGAGTTATGAAGCGTTGCGGCTCGGCTCCGTAGCGGCTCGGCCAGATCACCTCCGGCTCCACGCCGATGATGTCGGCCACGATCCGCTCCATCCGCTTCCAGCCGCGCCACAGCACCGTATTCGGCGAGTTCGAGCAAAAGCCGTTCTCCCTGGCGATCCGCGCGAAGGTGTAGTCCTTCTTCGCCAGGGCGGCCTTGATGTCCGCCGGGTGCCAGTCGGTTTGAGGGGTGTGTTTCCTGTTTGTGTTCATACTTAGTCCTTTAGTCCCAATAACTTGTCTAGGGGAACGGGTTTGAGAGGTTGTTTTCTTGCCAGTTTTTCGGCGGACTGAATGGCTGTTTTTATCGATCGTTTCAGTCGGAGCAGCCTGGTAGCATTCATAACGACTCCAAGGAGGTGATAAACATGTCCGAACCGGATGCCGAAATTATCGGAAGGTTTGTCGCTCTACATGACTACTGCCGTGGCCTGCACCACCTGGTTACGGTCCTCGCCGCCCACCTGGTGGAAACCGGCGTTATTCCTCCGGATGAACTGGCCCGCGGGATCGAGGCGACCCTAGCTCATCTGCAAGAGGATCAAAACGGCCGGTACGAGACCCAACCACTCCAGTCCCTGCTCGACCAGTTGCGCAAACCTCCCGGCGGATCCGGAGGCACTCTTCCCGACTGGTTCCGAGGAACTTTTCCAGGGAAAAATACCGGTCCAGGCAACGAAGGTGATGCTTGAAGAATTCGAGGGTTCCAAGGCTGGCCATAAGGCCTCCTTTTTTTGGCTGTCTGTTTACGAGAAATGAAATCGACATAGACAGAAGATAACGCTTAAAATTTTAGGTGTCAACATAAAATTCCATGTCCATACTCAAAATTTTAGTTGTTTTGGCTGCTTGATTGTAAGTGCTTGTTTGTACTAGAAAAAATAACATGTCCATACTCATAAGGACATGTCCATACTCATGTCCATACTCGGGGCCTGGGTATGGACATGAAAATCATGATGGAAATTACTGAAAGATTAAAAGCAGTACGCAGTTTTTTAGGTAAGACTCAAAAGGAGATGGCTGCCGCTCTTGGCGTGTCACTGGGCTCCTTGCAAGCATATGAAGCAGGATCGAGTTATCCAGGCGGCAGAGTTTTTGAAGAGTTGGCCCGGCTTGGGGTCAATACCAACTGGGTTTTGCTTGAAAATGGCGAGATGATGCGTGAAAATGAGCAGATAAAGTCCAATTTACCATTGGATAAACAGGTGTTATGGGAGGTTATCGTACAGGTTGAAAAGATTTTCGCTCATTTGAGCAAACCGTGGCCGCCAGAAGACAAGGCCAAACTGATACTATTGTTGCATGATGAAATCATGCAAGGTGAAATGAAATCCGACGAAATAGAGAAAAATGTTCTTCGGATTGTTAAAATGGCATCATAGGAGTGGTTATGTCAAAAAGCGGCAAAGAATTAGGCGACCTGTTAAGCAGACTTGAAAAAGACGTGAAGCAAGAGACTGACAATAATGTGAATCGACCTCACCAACCATCTACTGCTATAAGCATCGTCGGAAATAACAATACGTTCACAATTGGAGATCAATATATAGGTTTACCAAAAAGCGCGGACACCACATATACAAACAACTGTAAGGCTTGCGGACATATAGTCGCAAAAGCCGCCAAATTCTGCCCAGGCTGCGGTCAACCTCTAAAAGTATCGAGGTTCAAGCGTCATATACTCTTTAGCGCTCTCTTTTTATCTTCCCTGGTCACCAGCCCGCCTCACATTTTTGGATTTTTCCATTAATGAGAGTTTAAAGCTTCATGTTTGTATTGTTAAAACAACTGTAAATGATGGAGGAATATCGATTGAAGGAGTCGTTCCATCGCATGAAATATTTTATATCCATGTAGATAATGTCAAAGATGCAAACGTTGATATCGTTGGACGAGCAACAAGGGTTTGTTGTCATATATAATTTCAAAAACTAATACGGATATTGATAAAGAGGATAATAAATGAAAACATTTTTAAATATTATTTTTTATTCCTTTTTGCTTTCCGGAATTTATGTTTTTTATCTTGAACCAAAATTTTTCAACCATAGTAAAACAGAGGTAATTAATTACTATGGAACGATTTTTGACGCTAAATACGAAATAGATAAATTGTATGAGGACTTCAGCATACCTGGAAGGTCTCGACAAACATGGACTGTCAGAACAAAAACAATTGACTACTCGGTTATTTCCAAAATTTTGGAAAAGACAGCAATGGACATTCAACGATCCTTTGATCTCGATGTTGTTAATATTTATATAGTCGACGAAACTACCAATGAAGGTGTTGGGTCAATTTTTTATGCCCCTGACGGGAAGGGTCTTAACGGCGAGGAAAACTGGATATGGAGTGGCGGAATCTTCGCTTTGAATTAGTGCCAAACCAGCCGACGAATATAGACACGGATCTAAAACGATGCCAAACTACGCGAAAAACGACCCCATCACCCCAAATCCATCAACGACCGTTCAAAGCCGCATAAACACTGCATTCCCGCGCATCCTTGCCGATTCCCACCCATTCCCGTCTAGTGCCATACCAGTCGG